CGAGATCCTCGTCGTGGATTAAGAACAGCAAGAATGGACTTTTCTTTGGTGGACCTGTTGGTTCACTTGAAAGATGGTCTTTTCAACATCCAAAGCATTTCGCTAAGGCTGTTGCTCTTCTTAATCTTTATACGACTTTCTATGCTAAAGAGGTTTTACACTCTCAGGCAAAGAAATTTGTCGATGGTGTCACAGCTAAACCTGTGATACTGCCAACCGATGTGAAAGAGAAGATCACATTCGGTATTCAGCTCTGTGGGTTGAAGAAAGTTAAGAAATTACCTTCCTTCAAACCTTTGCTTAGTTATAATCCGTCTCCTTCCAAAAGAGCNCCTACCCCTTGGGGTAGCGTTCCAGAGGAAAAAGGTGTCATAGATAGTTTAGGTTATCTCAACTGTGAAGCTGGGATGGCCCATTATCTTGAATACCTTCAGTTCTATGATCCTATTCTCAAGGGTCTTGAACCGGAAGCTGATTATATCGTGCGCAACTATACCTCGTTTGGGATAAGGAGTAATCCTCGTCCAAAGGCTGGTAGCTTTGTAGTCGGCCGTATAGGCCTTATACAAGAAGCTGGTCTCAAACTACGTGCAGTTGCTAACCCTGGTAGAGTCTTTCAACGTGTACTGGAACCCTTTGGTAAGGTTCTGTACTCTGTTTTAAGAGATCTTCCTTGGGATTGCACTTTTAAGCAAGACCGAGCTGATCTTGCAATCTCTGAGCGTTTGCACGACGGTAAGAAGGTCTACTCAGTAGATCTCTCCGGGGCCACCGACTACTTTCCATTAGATCTTCAGGAGATCGTCCTTCGACGTATCTTTTCTGATTTTCCGATGTATACTAACCTCTTTTTAGAGATCAGTAGGTCAGAGTGGGAGGTCCCCAAAGGATTTCCTAAGGAATACCTGTCTACCCGCAATACCTTATCTTGGTCAAAGGGCCAACCCTTGGGTTTATTCCCAAGCTTTGCTTCCTTTGCCATTACCCATGGTATCCTTTTACAAGGACTCCTTGGTCATAGGTATAACGGTGAGTTCTTCATTCTTGGTGATGATGTTGTCATCTTAGATGATGAACTCTATGTAGCTTATCGAGATGCTCTCGCTAAGATGAGTTGTCCTGTCTCTGAAAGTAAGACA